CCAATTAGGGGTTTCAAAATCGGCACACAGTCTAGGGCCTACTATAAGAGCTTTTTATGACGGAAATGTTAACAACATAGGGTTAGCTGAATTAAAGAAAAATCCCGAAGACCCTGCAATAGTTATAAACACAAATTTTGATAACTCACAATCTACTGATGATCCAATGGTTCATGATACAAAAAATTCTAGGGTACCTTTAGATGTTGCTGGCACGCAAATTAGCCATAGTCAAAAAATTGTTAATGTTATTGAACAAGTTATTTTAGCAAGTAAGTATGGAAGAGAAGAAGGAGCATGGAAACCGCCTGACGGAAATAACAAGATAGAATGGTTTAGAATAACTGCATTTGTTTTAACTACTAACGGACCTAAGGAAGACGAGACAGGCAGAAAAGGAAAAATTTACATTTATCGGGTCATTCCGTATAAAGCCGCAGCTAATAGAATTGCATCTCCAGGTTCAAAAGGCAAAGGCGGCGGCTCACCAGCTAGGGTATATGATTATATCTATACAGGAAAAAATACAGATATCTTAAAACTAGATTTAGATTTTAATGCAACATTTTATGTACCCGTCGGGCATGATTTAGGTCAAAATGAACAATCTAGATTGTCTGGTTTTGCAGCGGGTCAAACTGATATGGATCCGATGACTTTGTTAAAATATAAGCAAGGAAGCGCAGGCGGCGACGAAGACTCATTAACCAGTTCTCAAAAACGATCAGATAGCCCAACAAGAAGTTCAGGCGGACAGCTTTTTCAACATCCAGAATCTGCTCTAAATAGATATTGGCACGAAACATTGATGAATTCAAAAGTTGACTTGTTGAAACTGAATGTAGTTGTACACGGCGATCCATACTTTTTAACAAGTACCGGAGCTGGAAATTTTATTGACAGCGGATCAGTAAATGAAACATCACTTGGTCAAATAGAATATATACGAAGTGAAGCAGATATACGTATAAATTTTGAAACGCCTTATGATTTAGGAGTGCCTTGGATGACCACGTCTCAGTACAAATTTACTGGAATGTATCAAGTGTTAACTATAGATTCTAGTTTTACTAAAGGTGAAGGTTTTAGACAGAATTTATTATGTTTACGACATAGGCAACAAGGTGACGGAACAAGTTCACCTTTGCTAGAAGAAGGTGATATTTCTAATTCTACCACAATAGCTGATCAACCTGGCACTAATATTCACGGAGGGCCATAATGGCACAAGAAAAAGACACTACATCTGCTAGAGCGCCGACTAGTGGTAGTACTGATCCCGGTATATACATTGGTAGAATTTTAAATCCAATTGACGGTAAGCGAATGGGCGAAATGCGTGTTCAACTGCTGAGTTCAGGTAAATCAGGTACTACTGGTGGTAGCAACGTAGAAGCAATCAATGCTATACCTTTACTACCTATTGGTGGCCAATTACCATCTAGTGGTCTTACAAAAAACGATCAATATGATTATAATCAACAAAGTTACGGTTTATGGGGCATACCTCCTGACTTTGGAGGATTTTGTATTGTGCTAGTCACTGAAGGAGGCGACGGTAAAGCATTTATCGTAGGATACTTTCAAGATGAGATGATGAATGCTAATATGTTTAATAACCTAGAAGCAGAGTACAATAAAAAAATTAGACCACCGGCAGTATACGATCCTGACACTAATGAACGTCAGTTAAACAACATGTCTCCTTTTAAAGGAAGCGGAACATATGCTGATAGAGTAAAATTAGAAAAAGTCAATGGTTTATGGGCTGATCCTGATCGTGGACCTCAAACAAGTGGTCCTAGGAGAGATGCTATACCTATGGTACAAGGTTGGAGTTCGCCAGGACCATACAAATATGATGGACCTAAATTAAATAGAACTCCAGAAGAGGTAGGACAAGTAATTAATGAATTACCTTTTAGTCGCCTCGGAGGTACTAATATTGTATTTGATGACGGAAATCCGGGCTTATATCGAACTACACTTGCTAAAGATGGCAAACGAGAATATGTACCAGCACCTGGCGGTGAACGTACAGTACCTCATAGTGAACAATTTAGGATAGAAACTCGTACAGGACACAAAATTATTTTACATAATAGTGAAGACTTTATTACTATTATTCATTCTAATGGCGACAGTTGGATGGAATTTACTGCAAATGGTAAAATTGATGTTTATTCTAGAGGAGGAATAAGCATGGGTACAGAAATGGACGAAAAAGCATCAATTAATTTTCATGCTCATCAATTCAATGTAGAAGTTAACGAGTTTAATATTAGCGCTAAAAACGAAATTAATATAGAGCAAAGACCTGATCCGGGGGCAGAACCTACTTTTGCTTTGAGAATTAAAGATGGAAAATTTGATATTCAATCAACTAAAGGGATTGATATCGAAAACAAACAAGGCGATGTAACTGGCCCTACTGACTTTAAATTACAATTTGATCAAGCTGCGGGTGCTTTTAATTTTAATCCTAATTCACAAACACAAATGAATGTAGCAGGCCAAAATTTTGCAATAACTGGAAACATGGCCATTGGCGGCGGCTTAGAAGCAGATACTGATAATTTATTACCGATAGGAGACATACCGTCGACTCAACAAATGCAATATTCCGAGCTTCCGATGGTTAAAGATTTGCCAGAAAGCATTTCGTTGATCGATGACGAAAAAACTTCTTATGGTGACTATTCAACAATGAAATCTGTTCTTGGTCGTGTGCCAAGAAAACATCCTTGGCGACATCAAGAAAATTTAGATCCTGAACAATATAAGCCTGAAAAAATTCTGTTCGGTGGTCCTGCACCTAAAGATTCCGAACCAGTGTACGCAAAAAGTTCTATTAGCGATACTGGTATAGCAGCCAAAAAAGTTCATGAAGAACGAGGAGGATACTAATGCCTAGATTAGAAAAAAAATTATATAAAGAAGTTGTAGTACCTTCAACTAGTAGCTTTGATTACGGATTACCTGGAAAAACGTATGTAGGGTTTAGTACAACTGATCCTAATAGAAAAACTGCTACAATATATGATTTAGAGTGTATAAAACAAGATATTATAAATCATTTTCATATAAGACAAGGTGAAAAATTATCAGATCCTACCTTTGGTACTATTATATGGGACGTGCTATTTGATCCGCTAACTGATGTTTTAAAAGAAGCAATTACAAAAAACGTTACTGAAATCATAAACTTTGATCCTAGAGTGTCAGTCGACAAAATTATAGTCGATCAGTACGAGCACGGTATACAAATAGAAGCAAATTTAACATATAAGCCTTATAATTTGACAGAATTTCTACAACTTAGATTTGATAATAGAGCAGGATTTATTGCACCTACCACACAAAACATTGTAAGAGAGTCTATACCTAGTACTGCAAATCTAGTTTAAAAACCCTGGTTTTTTGCAAGATAAATACTATATTAAGAGGACCTAGTAATGTCAACAACTGACAGACAAAATAGATTGCTAGTCGCTGAGGACTGGAAACGTATCTATCAAAGTTTTAGAAATGCTGATTTTTTGTCTTATGATTTTGATAATCTAAGACGGACAATGATAACTTATCTTAGAAAAAATTATCCAGAAGATTTTAATGATTATATTGAATCTAGCGAGTATATTGCTCTTGTTGATTTAATTGCATATTTGGGACAGGCGTTTTCATTTAGAACAGACCTTAATGCTAGAGAAAACTTTCTTGAAACTGCAGAAAGAAGAGAAAGTGTTTTAAGACTAGCTAGACTATTAAGCTATAATGCAAGTAGAAACAAAGCAGCAAATGGTCTTTTGAAATTAATTAATGTTGCAACTACTGAAAATATTGTAGACTCAAACGGATTTAATTTAGCAGGTATACAAGTTACATGGAACGATTTAACAAATGATAATGCAAATGAACAATTTACAAAAATTTTAAATGCAGCACTTCCGGTAAATGCAGGCATTGGCAATCCAATAGCTAAAAGTACAATAAGCAAAATCTATACAGAACAATACAGATTTAACTCAAACAATAATGACTTACCTATTTTTACATTTACTAGAAATGTAAACGGCGTGAACAAAAAGTTTGAAGCGGTAAGTACTGGAATAAAAGAAAACAGTGTAATCGAAGAAGATCCGTATCCTACTAACAAGTTTTCTATAATATATAGAGATGACGGTAAAGGGAAAGCAAGTAATAATACAGGCTTTTTTGTACATTTTAGGCAAGGAGAATTAGTTGACGGTAAGTTTAACCTAGAAAATCCTACATCTAATCAAGTTGTAGCAATCGACGAAACAAATATTAATGAAACAGATGTATGGTTATATAAGTTAGACGAGAACGACATTGAGCAAGAACTTTGGACAAAAGTAAGCTCAGTTGAAGGAAATAATGTAATCTATAATAGTATAGAAAAAGGTGTAAAAAATATTTACAGTATTTTGCCGAGAATCGAAGACAGAATTAGTTTAGTATTCGGTGACGGGGTGTTTGGAAATATTCCAAAAGGCAATTTCAAAGTTTATTATAGGATAAGTGATCCTTCTACTACACTAGTAACGCCTAATAATTTAGGTACAGTAGTTATTAGTTTTCCGTACATAAGTCACACAAATAAAGCGGAAACATTAACATTAACATTTAAATTAAGATATAATGTTGATAATGCATCTGAGGCAGAATCTAATGAAGATATAAAATCTAACGCACCAAGTAATTACTATACACAAAATAGAATGATTACAGCTGAAGACTATCAGATTGCTCCGCTAGTACGAAACCCAGAAGTGATAAAGACTAAAAGTGTTAATAGAGTAAGTAGCGGAATAAGCAGATATTTAGATCTAATCGACAGTTCTGGAAAATATTCTAAAACAAATCTATTAGGAACCGATGGTGTAATTTACAAGCAAAACTATAGCAAAAAAAGCAATTTTAGTTTTACTACCAAAACAGATATTGAAGGTGCTATTAGTAATGTGATTTTACCTATATTAAAAGATTATAATTTACGGAATTTTTATTACAACGAATTTCCTAGTAACAATTTATCTGGAAATAATATAACTTGGAATAGTTCTACATCTAAAACAAATCAAAATGTAGGAACATTTGTAGATAGCAGCAATGCAACGCTTTTGATAGGTGCATTTTCAACAAGTTCAACTAGGGTATTAACACCAAATTCTTTAGTAAAGTTTACAGCACCTGATGGATATCATTTTATGAATGATAATTCATTAATGCAGGGTACAGCAAATCACATAGGCGCAAAAACATCTATTTGGACAAAGATTGTCACTGTTAATAATGATAGTACAGTAAAATTAACTGATTTCATTCCTACAGGAGCAGTTGTAGACAGGGTTATTACAAAATTAAGTTCAATAATACAAGAAGATGTTCAAACAGAAATAATAGACCAGTGCTTTGATAAAAATACATTTGCCTTGCGATACGATGTTAATTTAATGCAATGGAAAATTGTAACACTAGATAATATAGATTTAGTATCTCCTTTTTCCATA